TCTATGAGGAAGATGATTACGAAGAAGAGGAAGAATAAATAATAGACTATGAATAACTTGTCTATTATTAATGTGGCTTTATAACAAAGAAATTATTGAACAACTACCTGATGACTGCGTTGGTTTTGTGTATCTAATCACAAACCTTGCCACTAGCAGAAAATATGTAGGTAAAAAATTAGCAAAGTTCTCTAAGACTACAACTAAAACTGTGGTCTTAAAGAACGGAACTAAAAAGAAAAAGAAAATCAGATCAAAGATAGATTCTGATTGGTTAGATTATTATGGTTCTAGCATTGAATTAAATAAAGATGTTGAGTCACTTGGAAAAGAAAACTTTCTTAGAGAAATACTGTTTTTTTGTAAGTCTAAAGCAGAGTGCTCTTACGTCGAAGCAAGAGAACAATTTGGGAGAAAGGTATTAGAATCAGATGATTACTACAACGGACAAATTTCCGTGAGAGTACATGGTTCTCATATCATAGGGAAAGTATGACGTATCTATTATTCGCAACTGCATTGGCACTGTCCGCTGTAGCTGCATATTATTCGATTATGGGCTTAGTTGCTATCTTTGCAGCTGCAGCTTTGCCCATCTTCATCATGGGTTCGTTATTAGAAGTATCAAAACTTGTAGTTGCATCATGGCTTTATCGTTCTTGGAGAGAAATTCCATTTCTGATGAAGTCGTATTTCACAGTTGCATTAGTCGTTTTGATGATGTTGACTTCCATGGGTATCTTTGGTTTTTTATCAAAGGCACACTTGGATCAAGCAGTTCCAACTGGCGATATCTCCGCCAAACTCGCCTTAATTGACGAGAAAATTAAAACAGAAAAGGAAAACTTAAATGCAAATCGTGCAGAACTTAATCAATTGGATTCGCAAGTCAACGAAACCATCTCCCGCAGTGGAAACAGCACCAGCAATGGCGCCAGCAATGGAACCAGTGGCATTGAAAGATCCATTGCCATCCGAAGAGCCCAGCAAAAAGACAGAGCCAGAATCCTCACCGACATTGGAACAACCCAAAGTAGAATCGCAAAACTCAACGAAGAACGTGCGCCAATCGCCAGCGAAGTCCGTAAAGTCGAAGCCGAAGTTGGACCAATCAAGTACATCGCTGCCCTCATCTACGAAGAAACCGCCAGCCAAGACATCCTCGAAAAAGCTGTAAGAATTGTAATAATGATGATTGTGCTAGTGTTTGATCCACTAGCAGTATTATTATTAATTGCAGCAAACTGGCAAATGCGTAAAGACGAAAGGGAAGAGTTGGTTCATCCAACTGTCCCACTTTACGTTGCCGATGTAGTAAAACCAGAAGAAGAAATTGTTCAAGTAGAACAAGAATCACCACCCATCAATATACACCTCGAAGATGACATAGGCATCGAAGAGCGATTCTCCGCTGACAAAGCACATTCAGAAGCTACGCCAAGTAGAAACCAACCTGAAAAAGAAATGGGCAGATACTTAGCTGAAGTAACTGCACAAACAATAGAAACTGACGTCGAAAGACTCCAAAACCCTAAATAATTTTACATCCCCCATTGTACATGGGTGTTCGATTAAAAAAATTAAAAGGGAACAAGAAAATGTTCAAAAAGTTGCCGATAGTGGTGCTTTTTGTCATGTCTTCATTAGCGGTCGCACAGACGACTTATGACTCGAAAACTCTGGTAGATACTAATAGTAATTCCACGAGTACAAGCACAGTAAATTCAAATAATAATAGTACTTCTACAAGCACTAGTACTAATGCCAGCACGGTAAACAGTACATCCACAAACAACAACAATAACGTAAGCACCAGTGTAAACACAAACAATAACATTAATAGTGGAACAAGCACTATTAACAACAATAACGTGAACTCTGGCACGATGACGTATAACAACAATAATAACAACGTCAATAGTGGTACGATGACTTACAACAATAACAATGTAAACGCATCTACATCCACAAATGTTAATACAAATCACAACATTAACAGTGGAACACAAACCTTTAACAATAACAACGTAAGCACTTCTACCAGTACGAATAATAACATTAACACTGGTAATATGACTTACAACAATAACAACGTAAGCACTTCTACCAGCGATAACAAAAATACTAACGTAAATACTACAACTAGTAATAACGTAAACCAGAACATCAATTCTGGTACAATGACCAATAACAATAATAATGTTAATGCATCTACTAGTACCAATGTAAATCAGAATGCAAACGTAAACCAGAACATCAATTCTGGTGAGATGACCAACAATAATATCAACAAAACTGATATTACTCAACGTGTTATCCAACCACCACCAACTGCCATTGCTCCATCTATGATGAGTGGTGGTAACAACGATCTATGTACAACTGGTACATCTGGATCAGTTCAAACTCAAATCTTCGGTGTATCATCTGGTGGAACAGTTCGTGATATGAACTGCGAGAGATTGAAGCTATCAAAAACATTGTTTGATATGGGGATGAAGGTGGCTGCAGTTGCTACAATGTGTCAAGATCGTCGTGTCTTTGATTCAATGATGGCAGCAGGAACTCCATGTCCTTATGAAGGACTAATTGGCAACCAAGCTAAAGCAGCTTGGGAAGCGAATGCAGATAAAATTCCAAAAGTAGATGTACCAAAAGATGATGACACATATAAGAAAGTTGGTATCGGTAGTTTGCTGGGCGTGGTTGCTTACAAGCTATTCGGTTTCTAACGCACAAACCCTAGATTACTCAACTGGGAATATTGTCCAGCCTACTGTGTCTGGTAGCAACACAACACCTTGGGTTAATGGCGTATACCAAAACAACTTAACATGTTGGGGTGGTGGTGATCCTGGAAACTGTGGACCAAATCCCACTGTTCGTCCTGAAGGTTTTATCAACTTCTCTTACGGTACAGCAAACTTGTATCAAATGCAAGCGATCTCCAGTGTTTTACAAAATAGTGGAACTGGCTTAAGGGTGAATGGTTTTAACTTTGGATTTACTGCTAAGAATGGAAATGGATGGGATGATGGCAGGCAAGATTATCTTTCTGCATATGTAAAATTTTATGGTAGCACAGGTAATGTTGTTGAGAATTACGATTACACATCACTGACTAACAGAAAATACAATTGGACACAATTTAACTTTAGTGAAACATTCGCTACACCATACGCATCCAAAGATTTGAGTACAGTTCAATATGGTCTCATTGGTAGAGACAATAACTTTTGGGCAGGAACATATGGACCAGAAGTCTATAATGTTAGTTTTAGTTTGAAGTATTCTTCTGCTCCCGATCCTTGTGTTTCAGATCCTTTATACAGCCCTACATGTGCTGGTTATGCTGTTGCTTATGTTAAAAATCAACTTTTAGGTTCTATTGTTTCTGCAGCATCCGCACCACAAATCACTGCTATAAATCCTCCACCACAAGGTGACGCAAATCAGCCACCACCTCAGGGAAATCCTCCACCACAAGGACAAAATGGTCCACCTGGTTCGCAAGGTGATCCAAGAGGTGGTCCACAGGGTGATCCAAATCAACCACAACAAAATAATCAAGCTGGTCCACCGCCACCACCAAATGCTCAAGCATCTGTAAACAATCCTGCACCATCAGCAAATAATCCGCAACCTAGAGTTGGAGAGGTTGTAGGTTCGGGTGGTGGACAACAGCAATCAAGATCTAGTGGTCCATCTATGTCCACGATCATGAATATTTTGAGTACTGAATCAACTAGAGTTGGTAATGTTGAAAGAGCAGTAGTTCAGCAAGCTACAAGTGAAGCGAAAACAGCAAGTGAAAAAGCAATTCAAGAAGGCGAATCAGTTGCAAGTTCTCTGACTACAACCAGTGTTGCTTCTAGTATGTCTCAAGCATCGGGTTCAGGTTTATCATTATCTAATTCCGCTACTCAATCAAAAAGCGATTCATCCCCAAGTGCTGTAACTAATAGTAGTATGGCTAGTATTAGTACACTAAGAACTCCACAAAACCAGCAATCATTCTCTGCAGATTATACTATTGACTCTAGTAGATCAACACCACAACAAACTTATACTGCACCTGTCTTTAAATTTGAATCTCAAAACAATCAGAGTTTGAATTCATCTTTTGAATATAAACCAGTTATTACGAAACAACCAGAATTTGAATTTCCAAAAGAAGAAGGTTTAAAAATGACTGGTAGATCTCCATTGGGGGATTATATGCAAAGTAAGCCATTTGAAGCAGCACCGCAAACAAATACATCTCAACAGAGCAGTTCAGTTAAACAAAATGTATCTGATAACGATGCGGCAGCGGGAGTTTCTATCGCTATGATGGCAAAAATGCCTCCAGGATATGAGTTATATTCTATGGGAATTAAAGATGCTGCATTCTATCCACCAAAAGAAGTTTATAGAAATCAGCGTGTTGTTGATAATGCGAGAGTGGAAAGATTTATGAATGCAAAAAGTGATGCACTACACCAACAAATGGTGGACGAACAATACAACAAAGGAAAATAAAATGATTGATACATTAATTTGGATAGCAGTAGGAGCATTTATCGGGTGGAATTTTCCACAACCATTCTGGGCAAAAATCGTTCAGGAAAAAATACAATCTATATTAGCTAAAAAAGGGAAGTAAAATGGGCGAGGAAATTAAAAACGTAAACGCTAAGATTGATGAAGCGGAAGCAGCAGTTAAGAAGTACGCAAGTAAAGATACAGTTATCAGTATTGGTGGATATGAATTCACTCCAGCAAAACTAATGGTTGCATTTACACTTGTTTCATCTATACTTGGTGGACTGTATGGAGTGTTTGAAGTTTACAAAGACTATCAAGGCATGAAGAAAAAGATTGCTGAATATGTTACACCAGACTTAACTGAAATCTATAAAAAGATGGAAGTATTGGATGCTAACACTAGCAAGATGGTTGAGTATACAGACACTATCAAGATAGATCTTAAGGGTGATGTTCGCAGACTAGAAGGTGTTGTTGAGAACGTGGAGCGTTCCAGCAAAACTGATCAACGACTAACAGATGCAGGTATGAAAGAAATTAAACGTGATGTTGATGGAACTGTAAAGGAAATTAAACGTGATGTTGATTCAACTTTAAAAGATATCAATCGTGAATTAGTTAAGAATCAAAAAGAAACTCAGTCTGAAATAAGATCTTTAAGAACTGAAGTAGATTCTAAAATTAAAAAGGCATTGGATAATCCATTGTCAAACTGATGAAGTACTTACTGCTTCTACTGCTAATTAGTATTCCAGTAGAAGCAGCAAGGATGGAGTGTGTACGTTGGACATGGACAGGAGACGTTTACAATCGTAAAGTTATATGTTTAGAGTGGCGTGATAGAGATGCAAAAGTTGAGAAGAAAAAATAATGGACCCGATTACTATTGGTTTAGCATTTACAGCTGCGCAGAGTGCAGTTAGTCATATCAAGCAAGCGATTGCTCTTGGTAAAGATGTAAACAGTTTGATTGGGCAGTTTAGTAAATTCTTCGAATCATCAGATGCCATACATCGTGAGCGATCAAAGGTAAAAGCAAAAGCTAGTCGATTAGGCAAGACTGATGCAGAGTTGGGACATGAGGCTCTACAAATTGCCATGCACAGTGATGCTCTACGTCAAGCAGAACGTGAACTTAAAGATATGATTCTTTGGACACTGGGTAAGCCACAGGTGTGGGAACAGATGATTCAAGAACGTACTAGATTATTCAAAGAACGTGCTGATGCTGAACGTGCAGAAGAAGAAAGAAAACTAGCACACAAGAAGAAGATGGCGGATCAGTTTATATTTGCCATGTATTTTATTGCAGGATCAGTTATTTTATTTGCAATTGTCATGGGTGGTATTGGAATATACGGTGTAATGGAAGAAAAAAGAATCTATGAAGAAAAAGTTGCTAAACGAAATTTAATTATACGACAACAACAAAAAGAACGAGATGCAAAAGAGCGTGAAGCCAGAGACAAAGCAATTGCAGGTGGTTAAACTATGTACTTTAATATTATAATTACATTCAATGATATGTTGTTCATGCTATGCATGATACCATTGCTTATGGTATTTGGAGTCATGTTTAAAGATTGGTACAATGATAAAGATAGATATAAATAAGAAGAAATCTGTCATAATAATAAGAAAGATGATATGAATGACACACATTTAATAAAATGGCTAGCACTTTTATTAGTTTTTCCAGTTGGCTTGGCTTTATTCAGTAAAGAAAGTTTTCGCTACCCATGTCAAGATCCAGCAAACTGGGATAGTAAACAGTGTCAGAAACCACTGTGTGATGTAACACGTACTTGCCCAGAGCATG